TCTAACTCCGTCCAGCCTCCGTACGCCCCAATAATAGGCAGCGACTTCGCTATCATCAACAAGCCTCTCGGCCCGCCTAACGCTACCTGCATCCCAATGTAGCGTGCGATCTCAGGACCTCGAAGGGTAGAGATAAACTCCATCTCCTTTAAGAAGTACGGTTTAAACTGTGTAACCAATCTACCGGTCGGACTCCTCATAAGCTCCGGAAGAGAAGCCATATCGTAGGTAAACTGCTGAAACCAGTTAGCCTTAATAGCAGCTATTCGGGCGGCGTCTTCTGGAAGCCCACCTTCCTTAGCCATGAGATAGTTCGCAGCAAGTGTCAGCTTACGAGCAGGAAGCTCAGGTGCTTGGAATAGACCGAGAGGTTCTATAGCGGCATGGGCAGCGCTACCGAGACTGGTCTTCGGAGGCTTGAGGATTCCCATCTTCTCAAACGTACCTCTGGTAGAAAGCTCTCCAGTAGCACTCTCAACTATATTTACCCCTAGGTAGGGTTCCATGTCCTTAATAAAGGCTTCACCTTCTGCGGTGCGTAGAAACTGCATACCCTTATTCACATAACCTGTCCCAACCTTAGTCCACACATGACCTAACGCACTCATCCCGTTGATGAAGCCTTTAACAGGAGCATAGCCAAGCTTCAAGTTAGCCTGCACTTCCCTAGTCACCTGGATCGCACGAGAGTACATACGTGGATTAGCTGTGTTCTTGAAGAGAGCATCAACCAACTCATCGCCCTTGTATAGCTTTCCTTTTACATCTTCTATATATCGCTCCAGGAACCGAGCTTCTTCTTCCTTCAGGTAAGGCTTCTTGATCTCTCGTATCTTCGTCGAACCATCCTTCGCCTTATATGCCTCAGTACCTACGACCTCTACCTTCGAGATAGCCCTACGAATATTATCTATCGCAGGATCTAACGCCATCTTCTTCTCCATGCTATACATGTAGTTATAGAGAATATCAAAGACGTTCTTCTCGCCCTGCAGGAACTCATGCCTGTCCATTGTATAAGGAGAGAACTGCTTAGTCGGCTTGATAAAGAACCTACCTTCCAGTCCCTTCTGTGCAAGCCTTCTCGCCGTGGAGCTATTGATATTCTCTAACGTATCCTGCAAGCCCTTCTGCAGGTTGGCGAGGACTCTATTATAGCTTCTCCTAGAAAGCCCAGTAGCTAAGCTCTCCAAGTCATGCTTCGTATCCAGCTGGAATTCCTTATCAGGATACATCTCGATAAGGTCTGCAAACTTCCTGGCTGCGTCTTCGGTAGATATCGCCTTAGCATATAGCTTCCCACCTGACACGATGCGAAGGGTTCCACGTTCGTAGTGGGTAACGTAGTCATCTAAGCCCCACTTATCTATCGCTGCGTACTCCTTAGCGATGTCTCGGATAACTGCTTCGTCTAACCACTTACGCACTCTTCGCCGGCCTAGCTTATCAAGAACTGTATGTTCCTTAAACTTAGCAACAACGACATCTATATCCTTCCCACTAAGAATCTCCGCAAGAGCCATGTTCTCATCTTCGTTCAGGTTCTTCTTCATCTCGCTACGGAGATAGTCCTTATACTTCTCTCGAACAGCGTCTAGCTCTTTCCTAATAAGGTCCGCTGCCTTCTGCACGTGAGCAGGTGCATCAAGGGTCTTACCTTCTAAGACACCCTTCACCATCTCCTGATCAGCCACCTCAGGCACGTACGTCTGCGCAACACGAACAATCTCATTCCTCTTCGATGCCGCAAAGTTCCCTTCAAAGAACTTCATATGAAGGTCAGTCACGAGAGGCTCCATCTTCTCGTTGTTTCTGAAAGCGAAGTCAGGCGACATAACCTTAAAGCGGTATAGCTCCTTAAAGTTATGCGCCAAGTTATGCAGAGTGCTATCTACAAACTCCGCATCTTCTTTGGTCGTCAGCTTCTTCCCATTGACTTCTGCTACGATCCTATTGGATGGTGCAGCCTTCTGGGTGCGAAGGCTATCTATTACTTTCGAGGCCATATTGTAGATGCTCTGGAGACCGAGGTTATCTAAGTAAACCCCATCTTCTATATCCTCATAAGTCCTAACACTCTTCTCTCCAAAGTTCAACTCCGCTGTGCTATCATCCACGGGGAAGCTCTCGTCCGGCAGGGGCTCCTCAAACTTCTCCCCCATACCCTCTTCTTCCAGCTTCTTCTCCCACGCTTCTATCTCAGCCTTCTGCCTATCTCTCCTCGCCTTCCCAGTAGCATTCTCACCACCACGAGCCTTACGCTTCTCCGCCAGGAACGCTTCCAACTCTGCACGTGTCTTAGGACCTTTCTTCTCAGCTGCCTGCTCCTTAGCTGCTTCTTTCCGTCGCTTTAGCTCAGCAGCTCTCTTGGCAATCACGTTCCTTCTGGCGGATAGATCTATATCTTCCTTCGTAAGAGGAACACCATCTATCAGCGTATCGACAGTAGGATCATCAAGCTCCCTGGCAGCTTTCACAACTTCCGCAACAGTCTCAGGCTTTGCTTCTTCTACCTTCTCGATCGCAGCCTCTACCTTCTCCGGTGCAGCTTCCTTCACTTCTGGAGCTACGTCTACCTTCTCCTTAACCGGCTCGATAGCCTTAGCGATCTCTACCTCTTCCGGCCTCGCTTCTATCGGCTTGTTCCCAGCAGCTTCGAACTCCTTAACCTTCGCTGCTAGTTTCGCAGCTATGTCTTCTCCCGCCTTAACAGAGAACGTAGCGCCATAGATAGGCTCTGTAAACATAAACACTTCTCGCCCAACAGGACCCATAGTACCATTATATGTTAGGCCAAGCTTCTCTCCTATTTCTTGCGTAACCTTTTCATTCCCATGCGCTATGTTTGGATTTTGAACAGAGGGTGCTTCACTTTTCCCCTTCTTCCGTTCTAATAGCTCTTTATGTCGTGCGACTTCGCCATCAATACTTTTATGAAGCTCTTCTATATATGACTCATCTCGGACAGGTTTATTTAGCTCTTCGTTAAGGGTAGTAGTCTTCTGCTCAATTCTTTCCTCTGTTGCAGCTATTGCGTCATCTAGCTGACTTTCTTCCTTAGTCTTCCTTTTCTTCTTCCCAACTCTCCTCTCCCTACCTGCTAAGAAGTCCGCGATCTCTTTCGGCGCTGTTTTCCCTTCAAGTGCTTGAACATCTCCACCTGCTGCAACCGCTTCTTCGCTTGCGCTCTTGATAGGTTCCCCTTGCTTAGCGGCTTCCCCTCCTCGCTCACCACCTGATATCCCTGGTTCGTTCGCCTTATCATTCCTGATTCCTTTCTCGAGTATATCTATAAGCTCCTTATCACTACGCCCAGCAAGGTCTGCTTCGTTGTAGCCTAGGGCTCTAAACTTCTCCACCGTCTCAGGCGGAAGGGGTTCTAGGTCTAGCTCTCCCTGCCTACGAATAGGTGCAGCTTCCTCTCCCTTCGGGACATAGAGATCTTCTTCTCTCTTCTCCGTCGGGGTCTCTGCTTCTCTTGCAGTCCTAAGCTTCTGCAAGTCCTCAGCAGCCTGAGGGTCTGTCTCCGCTTTCTTAGCAAGCTCAGCTTCTACATTCTCAAGTGTAGCCTTCCCACGTAGCCTACGAATAATCCCCTTCCCAACAAAGCCAAGGCCTGCAAGCGCAGGATGCAAGACCGCAACTGCAGCACCAAAGCCAGCAGCTTCCTCACCTGCATGGATAGCACGCTCTTCCATACTCGTGCCAGGAGCGACGCCAATAGTTCCGCCAACAACGCCACCCTCCGTAACGCCCCGTGCAACAGCTTTGCCGTAGTTGCCGAGTGGACTCGCACCCTTCGTAAGCAGAGCAGCTGCGAACCTACCCACCTTCGGAAGCAGGGTAGCTCCTCTAAGCACAGTTCCTCCACCTGCTGTGTAGATAGGAAGCTGTGGAAGGAACTCAGCTGCGCCACCTAAGAGCTGGCCTACTAAACCTGTCTCAGGATGCTCAGTCACTTGGCGAGCGAATCTATTCTCGTTAAAGAACTCACGAGGACTAATCTCATCTCGCTGTCCAGGAGCTGGGTTCAAGCCAAGGCCAGAGTACCGGCTGAAGTTATCAACCATCTCTAGCGCTCGACCTACACCCTTCGAGATATGCCCAACACCTCGCTCGAGGATATTAGGCTCTTCTGTCGGCGCAGGATGATACTTGGCGATGTACTTTTCTACAACACTCTGAGGCGTACCGTCAGGGAACTCTATAGTTCGTCCATCAGGAAGAATAGCGTCCATTAATAGAAACCTCCGCTACTGGGATAGGGATTACTAAACATATCGAAGATACTCTGTGCAGGACCAAAGGAACGAGTTACACCATGCGGCTCGTTCTTCATAAGCTCTTCTAACTTAGTCTCATCTGCCTTGACCTTAGTAATATCCTCAATAGTCTTCGAAACACTTATGATCTTCTTGTAGTCCTCTCCATATATCTTCAAGCCTAACTGATCCCGCATAGCCTTTGCGACCTTTATCTTCTCTTCCGTCTCCGGCGTACGAGGGAGAACACCTGATACTAACCGCTCAGCATCAGTCATACCTGCCCACGTCTCAGGTGAGACCAACTTCGTATCTGCCTGAGCATTGAACTTAGCAAGCAGGTTCATGTCTTTGTAGAACTCTTCCGATCTGCCTTCTTGTTCCACCCTAAGCTTCGTAGCAGCAAAGTGAATGTTAGCACTCTTAAGCGCAGCGTCGTAGTCTAGCGCAGCGTTGATAAGCGTAGTAACATTCTTACCTGCGTCTGCATTGGTAGCTGATAGCGTCAGCATCTCTCCAAGGGTGACGCCATTAGGCAACTTAATAGCAGCTGTTTCAGGATGCGCATTAATAAACTCCTGTGCGGTAGCCATATCGAACTGCGCTTTACTCTTATAAGCCTCCGCAGCAGAACGAGAAGGCTCAGCAGCAAGCTCCATAGCCTGTGCATGTCTCTCAGGACTCATATCCCACTTCGCCTTTGCATCTAGCCTCGCCTGTTCCTGTCTCGCAAGCTCATACGTTCCACGAGTTGTCTGCTGCGTGAAGATATTCTGTACCTGTTCCGGTGTCAAAGCACCGATATCATTAGGATCCAACACAAGCGCAGGTGCCGGAGGAGGCGCAAACCCAGTAGTCTGTCCGGCACTATTTGCTACTGGTTGAGTAGGGTTTTGTGGTACAGGGTTCATAGAAAGCGCAGAAGACATACTCTGGTTAAAGTTCTGCGGAACGACATTAGGATCTATCCCCGCAGCTGTCTTCAACATGCTACCAAGCTTACTAAGCTGCTGCCCTGTTTCAACCGGATTAGCCACGGGCTGTCCTGGAGCAGCAGGCTGTGTCCCTGGCTGTGTCTGGCTAGCTTTTGTAAGACCTGCACTAGCATCTCTCGCCTGTCGCATCTGCAAGCCAGCCTTCGCCATACGACCTCCGAAGCCCTCGGGGTCTAACGCTGCAGCAAGTTGAAACACTGCTGTCTGAAGGGTGGGATTAGCTAACCAATCTCCTGCAGTCTTCGGCCCAGTAGGCTGCGTGGTCTGCCCAGGCTGAGGCGGCTGTGCGCTGTACGCAGCGGGATTAGTGTTCAGCCCATAGTAGTTATTAAACAAAGTTCCGTAATCCATCTTATACTCCTTTCCCTCTATGTTCAAAAATTTAACATAGCCATTAAAGCAAAGCTAGCCACCATGTGAACTCAGGTCCGAAGACCCAAGGAGCCCACCAGTACCACTTACCTTCTTCCCGTAGAATCTGTGCCGTTCCCAGGTTCGTACCTATTTGCGCACCAACTCCAGCTCCGTACCAGCCACCGAAGAAAAAGCCTATAGCTGCACCTTTCATTGCTTCACTTACTATCAACAAGTTCTTGCTTAGCTGTGAACGACCACGATATGTAGTCTTCCATACCTCGCTCCCTTTCACCTCAGACATTGCGTTTAGGAAAGATGAAAAGTGATTCCTCGTCTGTAGATTCCATGTGATCTCATCATACTGTTTATCAAGATAGAACTCATCCATAATGCCTTTGGTCTTGAAGTATAACCGGAGGATAATAGCATACTGCTTGATCATCATAGTTTGCGTATTATAGTACTCTTCATACGCTTTGGAATCTAACATATCAAACTGCAAATCTGCACGAAAGCGGGATAAGCCGAATAGGAAGACCTTCTCTGTCTGTGCCTTTCCCATTAGGTAGGTACTACTACTCACAGCGTTTATTTCTCGTGCTTCTACTTCATACTTAGTATCTGCTGCTATCTTGGTATCTAACTTTACAGCGCTATCTGCTTCCGCAAAATCAGGCATTGCGCTCTGCTTCTGAATATCCTTAAAGTAGTGCTCCCATACTGCGCATATGTCTAACCCTGCCATATGCTTACCGAACATATCACATAAGGCAGGGTAGGAAGAGAGCATATAACCCACACCGATAAAGGCATTGTTTACTTTATCGTCGATCTCGGGAGTGGTAGGTGGGTTATTATCTAAGTCTACTATATACTTATACGCATCCGCAAGGAAGATACTATGACGCCCTTCTACATAAGGCGCGTACCTTATGTTTACTCCAGTTCTCTCAACCGAAGCTACCTGTTGTGGCGTATCACCCATAGTTATTCCTAATACGTATAAGCTGCAGCAGCACCAACTATTGCACCAACGACAGCACCTGCACCCGCATAAGTACCACCACCACTTGCCGTGGCTGTAGTCAACCAAGTATCCGATGCTGTTGTGATAGTGCTTCCAATCATAGCACCCATCGCAGCACCACTCAATGCGCCACTAAGTACACGGCTAGCTGTGGATGCACCGGCTACATCTTGCTTTGTAGACGTTGCTCCCTGCAAAGCACCAAGAGCGGCTCTCTCAAAGTCGAGTACTGTGAAAGGCCACAAGCGATACTTAGCAGCCATACTATAGTTATCTTCATCTACATCATGCTTAGCCGCAAAGTAGAACTTAAGCACTTCCGCATAGATAGAAATAACCTGCTGGTTCCACTGAAGGTGTGTCTGCCACCTAGCTTGCGCAACAGGGATGAGTCGATAGCGTAACTCGGCTCTATACTTCGCTACAGCCTTCTCTCGCCCATCTTCCACAACGGCCCTAGCGAGTGGCAAACTGGATGCTATTACCGAGTTGATATCCCTAAGCCCTGTCTGCAACTTAGGAATAGTAGTGGTTTCTATCTCATCATCCATCAGCAAGGCTTCGGTGCTAGTAAGATCGCTAACAACTGTAGAGTCTACCGTCTCCTCAAATATCTGCTCCCACAGGACGTCGATATCTAAACCAGCCATGAACTTCCCGTACATATCAAAGAGTGATGGAAAGTCGCTTATCAAATAACCTGCACCGAAGAACGCACTTTCAACATCGACATCTACATAGTTCTCATACGGATTATTAGCGACAGCAGCTACCCTATTCGTATAGACACCTAACAAGAACTTCGTATGATGTGACTCGATATAAGGAGCATATCTAATGTATGTATTCTGTGAAGTATGCCTCTTCTGACTACTACCGCCCATCGGTTCCTCCTATACAGCTATCGAAAAAGTTCTAGTCTCTTCTTGCATGCCTATGCTCTCAAGAAGCTCCCACACTCTAGGATTCCTCGAGAAGCAAGAGACATACTTACATCCACGCATCTTAGCAAAGCGATAGATAATATCCGCATCTGCTGCCCACTTGTCCATGGCCTGAAGCTGCCAAGAGAACATAGACTGCACGAACAGGTACTTCTCATTCGTATGCTTATTGAACAGCACTCTCGTGATAACAAGAGCCTCCAGAATCCTATCTTCATTCATCCTAATAAAACACTGCGCATTTGAGCTAAGCAGGTCATGTAAGAGATCCGTGAAATAAGAAGCGTAGTCTTTCTCCCTCACTTCATCTGCATCCCTTACAGCCTTCTTAATATGCTCCCAGATATGCGGAATGTCTACAGGCGTAACTAATATAATCATTTTCTCCCCTCTCTTGCGAACACGTCTAAGTACGACGCATTATGCAGAACACCGTTTACTCGAATATAGTCTATGTCGAACTGCTCATAAACGAGCACCTTAAACCGAAACCTAAACTCCACACCAAAGCAGGGCAGATGTGTAACTCCGTTCGGGTTTACTCGCACCCACGGGGTAGACGCAAAAGCTGCTGACTTGTCTGAGCGATAGTCTATCGCACCATATAGCGCTTGCGTTAGGTCTATCCCAATCTCGATAGAATGAATAGTCTTATTCTTCCTGTTCCCCATATCGTAGATATCCGTACACATCTCGAAAGGGTCAATAGAAACCGCGGAAGAAGCAGCGACGTATAGGCTCCCATCTTGAACACCTACACCCGTCACATTAGCTGGCCCCGTGCCTAAGCTCAAGCTACGTACGCTATAGACATATCCACTCACGCCATCGCAGATATACACCAACTGGTTAAGCTCATCATAGGACATAACCAAGCTAGGCAGCATACCAGCTAGGAACTCTTCATAGCCAAGAACAGTTAGCTGCTCATCTACCTTACACAGCCGACCCTTCTTATCAATGAAGAAGTGCATAAAGTCATTCCCGCAAACAGCAGCTCTTTGCAACAGCCCTATATGCGAGACCGTACTCATACCCCAGAAGTTATTCAGCGGGGTAAGGAACGTGACTCCATTCTCACCGTAGACTACCACCTTATTAGCGAGCTTCTTTGTTACATAAACCCAACCTTTCCAATCCATAGGACGCTCGCCAGCTACGTTGCTCCTATCGATCGTAAAGTCCATGCTACCGATCTTCGCCCACTTAACCCAGTTCTTATACCTTGGGTCTAAGTACAACCATGGCTCTTCTAGACAAGCATTTGCTTGCATAGGTTCTACAGGGATAGGCACACCCCTGTAGAACTCACAGGTGATAGATGCTATCGCCAGCAGAACATTCTCTTCGGCATATCCTGTATTAACGTTCTTCCACGTACCGAGAATAGTTGCGGTAGCGTTTAGTAGGTAAGGATAAACAAAGTTGATCCCATCTCCAGCGTCTATCCCTCCGCCTAGGTCTAACTCTTGATCTAACTCAGGATTTCTAGCTGCCGCAGGAGTATGCGACAAGATAGGCATCTTCCATGAAGCTGCTGATTCAAGAGGACTAGCTGATACACTGATAGCCATGATTTACCTCTATGCGGCTGCAAGTCTGAACTCGATATTAGATATAGTCGCTGTTCCGCCATCAGCCTGTGTTTGATCTCCACCAAAGTCGAGATAGCCAATAATAGGATCGTCTACTACTGTGTCGTCATAGATAATCGCACCAGGTGTGGGACCTATAGAGCCTCCACTCGCTGTCCATGTAACGTTAGACCACGTTATCTCGATACGCTCATCTGTCTCATCCTTCGTAACAGTTACTCCAGCAAGAGCTTTCGTTCCCTGGGTGTAACCGTTACCTGTTGAAAGCTCACTAGCCACGACATCTGCGTAGAGCTCATGCGCATCTTCATCAAACGTGAAGCCGCTCTGCATGAGGATGATCTTAAACGTGTCGCCTGAGAAATCTATCGCTTTCGTACAAAGTAGATACAAAGCATTGATAGTAAGTTCACTTGCCATTTCTATTCTCCTTATTTAGTATTCCCTACTGGGATAGTCCAGACAGGGTTAGGTCCATAATCTACGCTAAGTGCGCCTACGTGTAGGCTTCTGTTCATCCAGTTAAGACTATCATTCACCGATACCATGAAAGACAGATCACCGGGCGATATATACAAACCGCAGACCGTTCTAATCCAGAAGTTATCAGTAATTCCAAACTGCCAGTATGCGGTTTTCTCTATCCCAGTGAATACCGAATACGGGGGTAGAGAGTACGCCGTCCAGTTCTCCCCATAGTCAACGCTTCTTAACTGTGCTGGTGGATACCAATTAACCTCGTCGTTAAGCTGCCCTTCAAGAATAAGAACACCATCTTTTACACCAACTGAAATACCCCCTATGAATCCCACACCTTCGACTGTAGGTGGAGCCACGACAGACCACGATACTCCTCGGTTAAGACTTATAAAGATATAAGCCAAAGAATTCTCGTAGCTTCCGCTGTACTTTACAATATATATAACGTCTCCATCTACACAGGGATAAACTCCATCATGCCCATCTCCATAGGTATCATCTAACCCGTGATCTATATACGTCCATGTTTCTCCGTAGTTGTCTGAATAGTATGCTCTGAAAGGAAGATCGTCATATCCAAGCTCGAAAGACCACAGTGTTCCAATCAGATATATTCTGCCATTCCTATCATACAGAAGATGCGCTGGCATACCACTCCAAGATGACCCAGATAGATCAGGCGTGGCATACCGTGTCCACGTGTCTCCATAATCTGTACTAGTATAGATGTAATCTGCCATACTGTCGCGTGCCATTAAAATACCGTTTCCGGCATTAACTATCGACGTTAAGTACCCTGAAGAATCTGAGTGGAGCACTATCTTATGAGGCGAACTATTATAGTCCCAAACATAAGCACACAAATCTAAGCCATCATAATTCACATAGACTATCCTCATTTCACCGTCTGGTTTCTTGGTGATCGTGATACTGCCGTAAAAAGTATTCGTGCTATTACTCGGATAAATATCAAACTGTTTAATCAGTTCATCCGTCTCGTAATTCAGGAAGATTAGTTTGTAATGACTGTGATCTTGTGCAATCATCCCCGCACCAACGATCTTCGTGTCATCGTACATATCCACGGATTGCTGATAGTAACCCATCTTACTATAAACAAGAGGCCAATAGCCACAAGGCTTATGCTTATCTGTAGCATCCTTCTTCGCTACCCATCTTGGATTGTTTATATAGCCATACTTCTTAGAAGGCTTAACAAACTCCCAAGGGCCTAGGTTCTTATCCTTCGTCCAACCAACTTCCGTTACTGCTTTCGAATCCCAAGTTATATCCGTGTGCCTGGTGACTAACTTAAAGTTAGCACAAGTTGATATAACCCGTACATTCTCTGAAATCGTAGCTGAAAGTCCACGAAGAATAAGCGTGCTCAGCGCTGCACTTACTTCTCTATCATGCTTAATCGTAGCATCATAGTCAGCCAAGATTAGAGCGTCACAACTAGCTGCAACAACCGTACTAGCATTAACGTTAGCTTTATGCATAGCCAACGTCAGCTGACAAGGTGCAGTAGTTACTTCTCTATCAGAAGCTATGGTAGCTGCATGCGTAGCTAAGCTAAACGAAGCACAGGTAGCAGAGACATCTACGCTTATGTTAGTCCCTACTGTTGCATTCTTAGCCGAAAGAACCAAGGATGCACAAGACGCTGATACATCTATGTCAGCCTTGATAGTTGCGCCATACGTAGCCAGTGTAAGGCTACTTGCAGAAGCAGAAATACTAACGTTGAGGTTTACAGACGCTTGATATGTAGTGAGAGTAAAGCTAGCACACTCTGCTACCAAACTAACTTCTGCGTTTATGTTAGCCGCTGCGGTAGAAAGCGTCAGCTCAGCGCAGGTAGCTATCACTGAAACATCAGTAACAACTGTAACCGTTGCGCCATAGGTAGTAAGCGTAAGATTACTTACATCAGCACCTACGTTAATCTCCGCATTGACTACTGCAGCATTCGTAGTAAGCGTTAAGCTACTACACGTTGCAGATATACTTACGTCTAAGTCAACATCTGCATCAAGCGTGGTTAGCGTTAAACTACTGCAGGATGCTGATATACCTACATCGTACGCAACTGTTGCTGCATATGTAGTTAGCGTAAGAGAAGCCTTGGTTGCAGATACTTCTACATCAGGGCTTCCAGCACCCTCACTAAAGAACCCACCGCCAGGAATAAGATATTCCCTCGACCCACTATCAGGTACTTGGACAAACCCGACTCCCGGTATGAGATAGACTTTGGTTGCCAATTAGCTCTCCGTAATCATCGGGTCTATGTAAACAGTCGTGCTTGCCTTTGCCAGATACACCCTTGCCGTAATCGGGCCTGCCTTGCCGGGAGTTACTGTGACACTCAGTTTAAACTTGTTCTCGTTGGAGAACCCATCTGTGCCAGTCCAGGTAGCCGTGGATGCTGTCTGGTCAGCAGGAGTTCCAAGTACGGCACATTTATCTTTTGCAATCGCTCCAAGTCCGCTGGAATTATCTGCCGGATACTCAAGTTCCATCCAGATTTCGTCGTCCTGAATGTTGGTTGCAGAATCCCAAACGCCCTCAATAGTGAAGGTTGTCTCAGTCGTCGAACTTGTCCAACCATGAATAGGTGGTGATTCGAGAGCAATAATATTCTCAAGGCAACTTGCGGAAGACACCATCTTGATCGAGAAATCTGTCGTGCCATCCGACGCACCGCTTGAATTATAAATTGATGTTGAGTCCTCAGAAACACCCTCGTAAGATTCCTGATATACATCATATACCGCGTTACCAGATGAGCAATGGTGCAGTTGCAACGATCCACCGACCCTTATTGATCGCGTACCTGTATATGGTGTAAACGCTCCAGTAGGTAGTTTGCATCGCTCAAGTGACACATAGGCTTGTGCCGCATCGCCGCAGTCGAAAATATAATTGGCTGTCCCAACAGCACTTAAATCAACATCTTTAACTATAAAACGCGGCTGCACATTAGCAAAAGCATCGAATAATTTAGTTACCCCCGACGCAGCAGTTAATGAACCACCAAGCCAATGAAACTCTCCATAACTATTTTTTATGTAGCTACCAGTTCCCTTGAGGTTAATACCGCCATTTTTCACAGTTACTTTAGACGGATCGCCGAAGTTCGCACCAATCATCAAGAGAGAGTCTGACGCGACAACCAATACATCATGCTGATTATCTGACTCAAAACACCAGTTACCTGGACCATCGCAAACCTTTATACCTTCACCCGCAGCCTCATAAGTCACACCATACGAATAACCATATCCAGAGGCACGCATACCCCATATCGTACCTGTCGATTTTACTAACGCACCGACAGATATTGAATCGTCAGATTTATCAACGCAAAATATTCGTAGCGGAGCAGAAGAAGATGTAGAACCCTTGAGGATAATCCTTGTAGATGCAAAATCCGTCGCCTCACTATGACCATCATCTATTAACACAATATCCGCAGCAGCATTAATGGCTGTGTAGTTTAGAACGTATGTGAGAAAACAACTCGCATTATCCCATGTACCATCACCGGGCGAACGGCATGTCCAGGTTACATCACCATCAACTACCGTATTTCCCACAGTCGTCGGCCAAGTCGGTTGCGTAGTAGCGTGAGACTTCCCTCCACCACCAGATGTTATCTCATACACAAAAGCTCTTGCTGCTGTGGTTGCGTAGGCAAGCGTGCAAACGCATCTTGCGCCAGTCGCATAAGTGTGATCCGCCTGCCAAGGCGAACATACTTCCCCACCCAAAGCCGTACTGTTATTTACTCGCCATGTTGCCATAACTTACGCCTTTGCAATCGTGAAGATACCACTTGCATTCCATGTAATAGTCAAATCACCGGCAGACATATCCACAGGGCCACCAAGATCAACGAAGGCAAGAGCGTCATGGGCTGCATCCGTGTAATTATAGATAACACCCCAATAGGCATCATTATCGTTAGAAGCATCCTGCGCCCAGGTCGGGTTCGTAGCGCTATCAAAGGTCATGGTCGTGCTAGCCACCGAAACCAGATCGGCCAGTGTACCCAAATCCGTTCCACCCGATACATAAGTTCCGCTCGTTCCAACCTCAGTGAAATCACCAAGCGTAGGCGTAGCCGTCGCCGCAGTTGGAGTAGTCGTGTTATCGCATATCGCAACGTAGAAGTGATCCGTGGAAGCCCAATCACCGTCAAGCATCTTCGCCATTGCTGCATTGAAAACTGTTACATCACCTCGAGCCATCTTTTTCTCCTTTATTCGTAAGTGCAACTAATCGTTGCTGTCGCGTCCAGTTCACCCACACCTATACACAAGCTAGCTCCAAGCCCAGTAATGTTCGGTGCACCTATCATAACCTGTCCGTTATAGTCACACGCAGCAGAGAAGGTAGGAAGCGTACTATCTATCGCATACACCTTACTCCCCGCATCTCTAACAACCGTCTCAGCTCCGTTGCTTAGACATATGTAGTCATAGAAATCAAGCACTTGCCATAAGCCTCCAGGAGTAGTCGCTGTGTACTTAAGCACGAAAGAAGTTCCATTCCACTCATATATCTTCTTCAGTCCGCAAACTAAGATAGTATTCTTAAGAACAAAAAGCTGAGGGAACGGAAAACCGTCACTTATCACAGCGGAGGTGTCTATCCTCGAGAGCGCATCTAGCACCCTAAGGGTTCCATCTACCCCAACGGCACCTACGCATTCAGTAAGATACTCACTTCCCCTTGCTGCTCTCGCACTAGCCCGAAGGCCTCGAGAGAGCTCGCTACTAATGATGGAGAATGTAAACTTCCCTCCTTTGATAACTACTGTATCCATTAGACAGCTCCGTTGCTACCCATGTCGATCAAGGCGATCTTGCGATCTAGCTTATTCGAAACCTTACCCACGTCCATTCCCTGCATCAGGCGAATACGTTCGTTGATGAGAGGGATAGCTTTCTCTAGCTTCTTCTCATATTCCTCTAACGTATCTGCGCCATCTACCTGTTCCAGCACTCGTGCGACGGTCTCCTTATGCGCTGCGAACTCAGGATGCTTGCCGTAGAACTCTTTATTCATCTTAGCATACGCAGCCTGGTTTGCCATAAGATTCCCGATAACATCAGGCAGCATGATCATGAACTCTTGCTTAGCCTGCTCTATCAACTCTCGTTCCCTCTCGGTGATACTATCCATGCCTGTCTCCTCTGTTTAATTTTTGAACATAGCGTTTCAGCCACCCATCTGGAGGCTACCAGCTATTTCTTCTTCTACTATATCCTGATCCAGACCTAGGATATCTTCCGCTACCAGAGCCTTATAATCGAGTGCGCCACCTGTGTTGTGGTACATAGCTTGGAGCTTATAGATGGCAGCTTCGATTAGGATCTCTGGCTGAACCTCTGTCCAGTAGCTCTTCGTCTGTGTCCACACTGCTCCACTTAGCGTAGCGCTGAGAGTGGGAGAGTAGAAGAGGCCTACTATCTCGATCGTGTAGGTCCCATCACAAGGAGGCATGAGAACTATACCATCGTAGGTATAATGAGGCCCTGCGCCATTTAGGATAAGATCACTAACATTATACATTCCAGCTGTAGACGCTAATGTGTCTGGAAAGGGCCGGAAGATAGCTGGGGCATAGTATGTCGGCGTACCTTGCGTAACGCTAGAGAATTCTTCATCATAGTAAGTTTTGATTTCATCTAGCGAACACTTGGTCAGCTGGCTCTTCCCATCGCTATTAGCTGCCCACACTTCCTTGATCGCTCGGATGCCGATAGACTTAGCAATATACTCTCCTGCGGTTAATATAACAGGATATCTAGCAAGCATCTTACCTGCATCGAGAAGACGATCTAGATACTTCTGTCCGTGGTTCAGAAAGAAGTCAGCTCCATTATCTTCATACGTTGCAGTGATAAGATCATATCGCCCTGAGAGCTCAGCAAACTTGAGACGAATATCTTTGTATTCCATGAGTATCCTTTCTTAAACCGCCACACCCTACACCGCTACTCCGTTGATCTTTGCCACGCTACCGACAGCTATACCGTCTTTCTTCGCCGCACCACTCGCAGTCACGCCATCAACTTTGGTGATATGCGCCCAACCACCACCTCCGGTTTCACCCGTTGCGTAGATAGCTATCGCAGCTTTTTCAACAAAACTATACGTTACGCTGCCACCACCGAATGTGTCTGAAAGCTTGTAATATTGACCGCTTCCGGAGGATGCGGTTTGAGAGATATATGAATTTGCAATCTCCGTATGATATTGACCTAAGTAATCGCCAGTCTCTACGTCACAGCTCTTGCCGGTAAAAGTCTGTTTGCTGCCATACGTAACCGTGCCAATTAATTCATAATCTCGGTTTGTATATGATGTACCGCTGCCGTAGAACGTCCCCATCTTGCAATTACTTAGATTATTTGATCCTGATGCGTATATCTCAAAGGACGTCAGTGTTCCCGTGTCGTTTGCTGGGTTGCCTGGGTCTATACGTGTATAACCACCGCCGCCGTTTCCTCCTAAATTTTTAGCACCTGGCCCGATATCAATCGCTCCCATACCTACCCCCTTATCCTGTAAGTATCGGGCAAGGATGCCTCGATAGCTACATAGTCAGTGGTCTTGATTTGAGAGACACGCATTGCGGATTCGGTAGCGTCTGGTTCCTTGGATAGAGTAAAAGGCGTGTTCCTATTCGCCTTCAAATCGCCTTTCTGATGATTTTCAAACGCCATCTTCAAGACTTCCTCGCCCTTCTTGACTATCTCTTCGTCCGTAACGCTTGCCTCAAACTGAACAAAATGGCAGCAGAACGGGTTATTTCTGGTTATGGTAGGGAGTCCGTCAACCCATTTCTTATAATCCGCTACATCCTCCGGACCCATCTCACCCATCTTGCCCTCGTACACGGCATCGGTGAAGTCAGGTACAGTAACGTAATGTTCCTCGTTTCCTGCGTCATCACGGCTCAGATAGCAGTCATAACGGACTTCCACCAAGCCTTTGCGCTCACCGCATCCGGTTGTGTTTATCTTAAAATATGCCATAGGTTACTCCTAAGTCAGTTCAAGTGTGTTAATCGACGGGCAGAAGTAGAGAATATCTGCGGTGTATGCGATACCGATCACCTGCACCTGATCGCCTGAACCATTGGGTGCGGCTTGATTGATAGCACCTGCCGTATGAGATGACGTAGCACCCGACCCAGCATAGACAAGACCGCCAACCGTCCAGTTCCAAGTGTCGTCACGAATAAAGCCGTGAAGTAGAAATACGCCCGTTGCATCGGCACTAATCGTATCCGTTGCCATAGCAAGAGCAGGCATGGAAGCCGCAGCGTCAGCATCAGCTTTCCACCACTTTCCATCGGATTTGCGATAGCAAACATCTCCGATAGCAAGTTTCTCTCCGGCGGTCATGGTCGCTACCGTCCCGGAAACCGTATGGTCTGAACCTGGTGCTGCGGTTAATTCAACCTTTCCCGTAAGGGCAACCGTGCCTGTGGTAGCTGGAAGTGTAATCACCACATCGTCGGTAGAGGCGGGGCCGATTAACTGAGCGGTATTCGTGCCGTTGTCGCCGTCCTCTTTGAATAGGATCGACCCTGCGGAACTTGTACCATTACTTACCGTATTTGTTCCAACCGCAGAGAAGCCACCGTTCAGGGTAGCCGCTCCCGTAATGGTTGTGGCGGGAGTAATGGTAACGCCGCTTGAACCACTTGCACCGATCTGAATCACTTCACTTGAATCAACACCGATAACAGATATATCCGTACCAGCCGCATCAGCTTCGGACAAGATGTATCCTGCGTTAGGAAGTCTGACTACCCCTGCATCAGCCGGGTCTGTTCCGAGAGCGATGAAAGGAGTTGCAACGCTTGTGGAAGCGGTGAGTGCGCCGCTAATGGTAACTGCGGGAGTTATCGTAAATGCCGCGCTTGTGTTGGATGCCAGTGTCCACATATTCGTGGAAGCGGTGAGGGTAAAATCTTCGGAGTTTGCGAAGCCCAGAAACGCATTGGAAGCGTAACCGATTTCTCCGTCAGCATCAGGCGTTGTGTCGCCAAGGGCAATGCCACCAATGGAGAATGCAGAACAGTCGCCAGATTCACAACTACCCACGGCGGTAACATCTCCTGAACCAGCTGGTGCATCTTCTGTACAGTTAACTACTAAACCATCTGACGTACACCACTTGCCATTGGTCAGCGTTCCTACTTTATCATCAGTCGCGGCTGAACCGCCAACTGTCGTGTGTGTCGTAGCAGCCCATCCACAGACGGCAAGAAACATGATCAATAAAACTAACAGGAAAATCTTCTTCATCTCCGCCTCCTACTTCACTATCGGGGTAACTGTCACAGAACCACCAGAACCACCAGCTACACCGCTAAGAGTAAGCGTTACTGTGGTCTCGCCATAGACAGGACAATAGTCATTCTCAAAGTGAATCATTTCCGTCGCGTTCTTAGCAATAGCTGCTTTTGAGTATAGCTCCAAATCATCAGAGTCTGTCACTGCTGCAGTTACTGTAATCGAGTTAGTAAAATCAGGTACAGCAATTGCTAAGGCAACAAGAAAGCCTGTATGGGTGAAGGACATAGTTCCAGTAGTACTAGCAGCTGTAAAAGCTACGTCTTCCGAAGCCAACTTTCGTACATCATAGTTTACACGTGTTCTCATATCTAGCTCCTTTCGAACTGTCTATGATGTTATCCTTTGTTTAATTTTTGAACAAAGGGTGGGTTGAGGGGCTCTGGAACCCCCCCAACCCTGTTTGCCACTATAGAGGAGGAGATTTGTGGCTAAGCGTTATCCTGTCCCACGCCGTTCAAGAAGGCCGCGGTATAAGGATGATGATACTCAAGACCCGCTTCAGTAAGGAACTCCTCGTCCGTTCCATCCTTACGTCCTGCGTTCGTGCCGGTAGCTGCAGTCTTTCCACCTTCGCCATAGAACTGCGTATCGTCGATGTAGCGATACGAGAGGTTCTCCGGTTCGAAGATCATCATGCTGTAGCGCAGCGTGGTCTCGTAATTAAACAAAGGATGCGTCTTGAGATAGATCGTACCATACGGAGTGATCCACTCAGACACCTTGATACCGTAGCCAATCGTGGTAGGCGTGATCTGGATATGTGCACCTGCCTTGGCGAGCCTGTTAATACCAAGCAGCGCGCCATTTCCGCAGAAAGCCAACTTCGATTCACGACCGTAGAGGAACACATTCATCAGCATCGTATCAAGCCATGCTTCCCCACCGCCATCATCCAGCCAGGCCTTGCCATCGTAGCTTGCGTCGAGGGAGAAGTCACTCACGTTTCCGCTATTGTTAATGCGGATGTTCGTGATAAGGCCCTCAGTCGTGCGCTCAGGCTTGCCGTTGTCGCCAGTTCCTTCGGTCTTGATACCGAACAGGAACGCCTTTTCCATCTCGATTCCGTGGAGCTCAAGAGCCTCACGCTTCATTTCCTTGTACGCATCACCAGTACGCAGCTTCGTCTTCCTCGCAGTGCGGGTGATAGACAGCGGAGTGCGGAAGATCTGGGTGTAGTTATACAACTTCACCGGATCATAGGTGATAGCCGAAGGCATCGTCGCACCCTCAGCGTTGATGTTACCGATGATAAGAGCGGTATCGCAGTCGCTCAGATCGTGGGCGTAGCTGGAGTTATCATCCGCTTCGAGCAGCTTCACCTGGATGAAGGAGCTAGTACCGGCGGTAGCAACTGCAATAACCTTTGCATTCACATCGACCGTGAAGTCGCTTGCATCACGCAGCAGGACCTGATGACCTACCCGAAAGTGTCCACTATCGTCAGCAGACATCTTCATATACAACACAGTACCAGCGACTCCACCACTCGTATACGCTACACTCATAGCTGCGTCTGTGTAGACCCCAGTGATCGTAGCCCGCTGTGTAGGCAGGTTCTTCGTCCACCAGTTATACTCCGGATCGTCAGTAGGTTCGTTCTTCATCTTACTCATCATAGCCGTCAACGGCAGCTGACCGTTCGGGTACAGAAAGAGCATACTCTCCCGATAATTCTTCGGACGCTGATCAGTAACCCAGTCTCCGGTTCCACGCATTCCTAAAAATCCCATCTTATATCCCTCACTTTCTATACATTAACGGATACGCCGTTTGAAGATGTACGTGATTTCCTGCTCGTTCGTGCCGTTGAGGGCGGAGGTGCAGGTATAGGTTCCGTTGGTTCTATCGATCCCTGCATGATTCACAACCTGCAGATTTCCAGCTGCGCTTTCCTTGATAACATCCAAGAGCACACAGTTCGCCCCCATAGGAAGGCCAAGCTTCACGCCGCCACCAAACTTGATATTGTCATCAGTGTCGGTTACAGAGCCGGTGAAGCCCCAGATAACGATCTTATCCACAGTCGTGAAGGGAATATTACCAGTTACGGTCTCGGTGCCGCCAGAGAACTCGAACTCTTCCCTCGCAGGAATACCGTTAGCATCGTAGCCATACACAGCAGCGAAGCCACCTGTGATAGAATTATCTGCATCCGTCACAGTTGCCACGACGTTCCGGGCTACGTTCTGCCGAGTTGCGATTGCAGCCAGAGAAAGCGCACCTCCAGCTGCTTCCGTAGCACCCAGATGTCCACTAGTGTCGTTAATATCAGTGTCTGCATAGATCGAAGTCGTATCAGCAGCAGCACCGTTAGTGATAATCAGGGTATTGATCTCCTGAGTCCACTCACTATTCACATCAAAACTCATATCGTGTTACCTCTCTTTCTTACTTATTTGTTAAGTCTCAATCGGAAGAATCCGATAGACGATAGTACATTCAGCAGTTCCAGCTGCCGTTCCAGGATCAGTAAACTGACCCGCCGTCTGCAGACCAAGAGCCGTCTCCTTCACAAGAGTGTTAGCTGCTGTACTAAGAGGAACAAACTGCAGGAGTGCATCACTACCCTTCCCGAACGAGTTTGCAGCACTGGCAACACCTGTCAACGCAGCGCCACCTACCCAACCGATCGAGATATTTCCACCACCAGTGTACGCAGCAGTAGAATACTTGTAGGTCAGCGAAGCGCTAACGAAGTCGAGATAGTATCCAGTAGCAGGCGCGGCGACTAAGGTCTTAATCGTAGTCGCAGTAAGAATCTCAGCTTTGCTGATAGATACAGTAGCTACATGAAGAACTGCATCAGCGAGCATAGAGGAGAGAACCTTCTTCGCACCAATCGTAACTGCACCGGTGTTCGCAAGAGATACATCCCCGCTAACTGACACGCTAGCAAGATCTGTCCCATCGCCAACAAGGATCTTCGCATTGCCTTTCGCACTCAATGCAGTGGGAGCATCTGCAACACCGCCTACGATAATAGAACCTCTAGCAATATCAGCCAGTTTCGCAAGAGTAACTCCATTATCTGCTAACTGCGTCTCACCGATATCTCCGGCGCTGATGGTAGTAATAACGTCAAAGTTGCATGCAGCTGTGGTGCCTACGTTGATATAGGCTCCTTGCGAACCTGCACCAACGTCCGTGTCAATAAAGATACAACCCTTAGCATAGCCGGCATCGCTGTCCGAGGGAACCGTAGTGCCTGTAGCAAGCAGGATCTTTCCTGCGCTATCCTTCAAAAGAATCTTAACTCCACTGACCGTTTTCCCGACTACCTTAAGGAAGCCCGGAAACTCGCCCTTTCTCATCAGGCGGTAAATGAAAGCATCTAACGCGGCCATCTATCTATCCTTTCCTTTAGGGGTTAAACTACCAATCAAACCAATCCGCTGCAAGGTTCTCTAGGCTAATCTTACTAATCTCTGCATCTTCCGAGGCATCTCGCCTATCGTATCAGACGTCTTAGTAAGCATACCGCACTCCTTGACTTCAAAAGAACTATGTTCAAAAATTAAACATAGCGATTTACATATCAGCTATAAGCTCTGCAATCTCCTGTGCAACGCCACCTACAGGTGCTCCCTGGCTATTCGGCCTGGCAGGTCCGCCACCTGCGAATGCAGGAGGAGACGAGGGAGGTGCAGGAGCTGCAGATGCAGCATCTAACGGAACGCCACTCAAGCGGAGGCGATTCCTAACCTCAGTAGCCAGGTTCGATATCACCTGACCCATATCCCAATCTGGATGGGCTGCAGCTAGCTCATTCGCTACCACACCGACGAAGGCTTTATTCGCTGCCAGGTCCTGGTTCGTGGAATAGAACTCACTGACCGCACTTCTCTGAGTGTAGACACCATGTGCAACCTGCTGTGCGAGTATCTCACTCTTCGCAAGCAACGCAGCTTCCATCTTCGCCATCACGTTCGAGAGCAGCTCGTTGAAGTTATCCACGCTGTTCAGGGCTCTGTCGAGGTCTTCTTCCTTCTCTAAGAAGCGAATCTTCTCTTGCTGAGGCTCGGCAGGAGCTGCTTGCGCCGGTGCAGTTGCCCTTTGAGCAACGCTCTCTATCGTCTGCTGCAACGCAGATATAGTTTCCTGCATCTGCCGAATCTGTGCATCTCTCGGGTCCTCACTAGGAGTAGGTGCTGCAGGCGGCTCAGGTGCCACAGGAGCAGGCTCTGCAGGAGTACCGTCCTGGGGCGCAGCAGGGGGTTCTGCGCCCGCAGGAGGCACGTCACCTGCTGGAGGCGTAGCAGGCGCAGGGGGTTCTTCAATCGGTGCAGGAGGTTCACCTGGAGACAACGGATCGATAGGCGGTGCCTCTGGTGTTACAGGGTCTCCTATAATATCATTCAACTCTTCTTCAAATCCTGGCATAGCTATTTCTCCTCTTTCTTCTCGTTAAATTCTACTTGTTCCAAGAGTATTGCAGGATAGTCCACTATTCCAGATAGTGCCTCTACGTACCCTTGGTTCCTAGCAATCCTGGTAGGTTCCTTCACAGGATCTACCACATTGTTATCTAACATCTTATCGTTCGTCCAGCTAATAATGTCCTGTACAAGAGCTCGCCACACTCGGTTGTTCACAAAGTTCTCGATCTCACTCTTACTAAGGTCTAACTCTTTCTCACTCATTAACAGGTACCAAGTTTCCTTTCTGCGCTTCCGCTAATACGGTTTGGTCTGGCATGACGTTCCCTTGTACAGGAGGCATTCCTTGGTTTTGCATCTTGAACTCGTTTACATCTTTAATTCCCATCATCATAGCTATTCGCTGAAAGATCCTAACGACGTCGAACTGGGTAGAGAGTAGAGGCTGGCTCACGATACTCTGGAAGAGCTGAGTCATAACATCTGCATTCTCGCCCGTCGGGATAGAGCCATCCCCTGTGACCACATCGTAGTCGATCGAGATATCGAAGGGACTGACCTTGATCATCTGCTGGTTAGCGTACTGCGCACGAAGCTCATCTTCCCACCGACCAGAGATGTCGATATATAGATTCCGTGACATCAACTGCTGTGTATGGCTAGCAAGCATATAGCTCAGGTCCTGCATCATCTGAAGGGATACTATCTTCGAAGCCTTCGCAAGCCGAGATAGTGCAGCCATCCTTGTTCCTCGGCTCTCATCAGCAGAAACCCGTTCGCTACCCGTCCGTGCCAGGCCCATGATACTATCCACCGAGCCAGAGCAGGTCTTTATTAGTTCGGTTATGTAAGCAGAGTCTTGGATATGGCTCCTTGTGATATCCGTAACTGCAAGCTGCTTAACAGCGTTCTCGACACCTCGACCCCATGCTGCCCTACGCATACGAACTAACTTCCCAGGTGCAGGATCGAGCAGGTCGTTTATATTCACAAGGCTAGGATCAACCACTAGCATGTCGTTTATACTCTTACGAACATTAGCTATGTGAGAGTTTACTAGCCAGTTTAACGTAGTTTGGAGACCATCTATCAGTTCGAGCCTAGAGATAGGACTAACACTATAGCCATCGTAGTCAGGACTACACGTGGCGACAGGATACATCCCGTGGTTGAGGCCTAGGGGCTTTGCGCAGATGATCGTCTTATCCGCTGCGACGCAGAAGAGCCACTTCTCTGGATATTCACCAGTTCCCAGCTTCCACTCCTTCGGGATCAGGTTGATATACATGAAGACCTTATCGATGGGAGAGGTAGAGTCTACCATCGTAGTTCCACCCGAGAAACGCTCCGTGCGGCCTGTGCTACTACGAGCCTTGTTATAGATGCTCTGTCCTGCACTTCCACGGTAGTTGCTCAAGTAGCGACCATTGAAGTAGCTAGGATCATTCTGCTCCGCGGAGAGAATCTCCATGTAGTTGCTAGTCTCAATCCAACCGAAGCTTTCGCCCTTCTGGATATCGTGGATAGGTACGTTAGGATCAGGCAGCATCGTATAGGGATCGATATTCCTAAGGAAGTTCCCTTCGTATAGGATAGTATCCTTCGTTTTCCTCTGCATTCCCGTAGGAATCATCTTGGCGAATATCGCAGAGAAGAAGCTACCTTCTTCCACAACTGTGTGCTTCCCGTGGAGCTTATCCCAGTAAGGAGCAGCTGCACCTATCCCATACGCCCAGCCGTCTCGGAAGGCTGTGTGGAGGTTTAGAGCCATCTTGGCCCTACGTGTCTGCTGCTCGATTACTTTCTCTAGGAGGATTGCACCTATTCGATCCTCTGGTCCTGCGCCAGAATACTTGAAGATGGGATAGTCCAGGAAGGCTGCACTGAAATATGTGAGGAGTGTCTCAAGGGTAGCGAAGCTATAGGGAATAACGATAGATACTGGCCTCCGCTCATCAGAGTCCTTTACCTTCTTCTCCGCTTCGTCAATAGGAATGTAGGCTGTCAGCGTACGATCTATGTTCTTCCAGCTACTATGGCGCTTAGATATCTCCGCTGAGCTCTCCAAGATGCGTTGGTTTAGCTTGGTGAGAATAGCTCTATGCGTCTCGCTACTTGGGCGTAGATCTAGCCCATTGGGATAGCTATAATCAAAGCTCTGCCCAATGGTCATGCTAGCACTGGTATTATTAGGATCTAAGTTAATAGCCAATTATATAGTCCTCCAACCTGTTGCTGCAGGTTCGTATTCCTTCTCGAGCTCTGCAAACTCGTCCTCTTCCTCTGCATCTGGCCGCTCTCCGTACGTGTTGTCAGGTGCGAAGTAGCGTTCCCCTAGCTCTAGCATCTCAACCAGATATGCTGTAGCATCACTAACGTCGTCTCTCTTCGACTTAGGAAAGCTGAGTAGCTGGCTTTCAAGAATAGAGCAAACGTTGCTATTATGGTATATATAGCCTAAGCGGTACAAAGGAGCAAGCATCGCTATGCGATCTTCCTTCTTCCCCCGAGCCTTTAGCTCGACTAGGCTATAGAACTTCCCACGCTTCATCATGTAGGTAGTGATGGGATAGGTGATAAACTCATTCAGCGAAGTTACCTCGAAGCCAATCGTCCTAGCGCCTATTCTATCCGCCATATCGAAGGCTCGTTGGTAGATCTCCTCAGGATGCATCTTACCTGCATCGACATCTCGGATATAGACCCGAGGTAGCGTGGTATCTATCCCAACGCCCACTATCGCACTATCATCATTCGCTACGTTCGTGCTCTTGGCAGGGTCGATTATTACTATTGACTCAAGTCCAGGCTTTCGCTTCGTGAACTCTTCGTCGCTCTCGCTATAGTAACGAAAGTACTCCTGCTTAAAAGTAGCTGTCTCCCTCGCGATAGGAATCCCGCGGTACTCACGATAGAACACATCAAGAAGGCCTTGCACCTTGTAGCTTTCATATAGTGCACGAACCTCTTCATCTGTCATAAAGTCTGGCCAGTTGCTCTCCAGGTTGTCGTTGCAGAGATCTATCTCCACATGATGCCAAGTTGGGTCGGCTAGGAGATCAGCAAGCAGAGAGTTCTCATGCAAGAGCGTACCTATGAAGACCACCTTCCAAGGCACGCTACGATCGATACTATTCATCACATCAGCGAAGAACCACTCCTTCAGCTTCTTCCTCTGCTCTTCGCTCATCACCTGTTCAGGATCTTCCAGGTCATCCACGATAATGAGGTCGGGTCGTCTACGTCCCCAGCGAACTCCACGAACCTGCTGGCCTGCGCCACGAGGGAAGATTAGGGTCTCCCCGTTGACAGTCCACATCTCTTTAGAGAAGGTAGGATCTATCTCGGGGTCCTCTATATTCGTCTTCACATTCCCGAAGATCTTCCGAATCATCGTGTTGGTCATTAGCTCACGCTTGAGGTTCTCACTCTCCATCTGCGCCTTCGTAGCGGTAGAGCTTATCAAGACGATGAACTTCTTTTCCCGAAAGAGCGCCTTCTTGCCAGCATATCCTATGTTCAGCGTCGTAGACTTTCCCCAACCTCGAGGTGCCTTGAAAGCACACTTAGCCTTCGCTTCGTCATCGAGAGCAGAGAAGATCGGAGTAGTCACGCTTGCAAAGGGCCTGGAGAAGCTCTCTGGGAACAAGATCTTACAGCTGACCATAGTGCTAAGATAGCACTGGGCCATTAGTTCCTTGATCTCGTTCTTTTCTTCCTCTCGCATACGCTCCCTTTGTTCAAAAATTGAACATAGTTACTTTTTAACGAACACGCCCGTTGAGTTGAATAGGTTGATCAACGCCGCGATGACCTTCTCAAGTGAAGGCCAGACCTCTGTGAAGCAGTCATAGCTAGCAGCCATGATCTCTCGCACCGCAGCGAGCTTAGCTGCGCCCTGTCCGCTCTGCGGAATCACTGCCTCGATCTCCTTTATCAGCGCAATCACGGTAGGGATTAGCGCTACTACCTGTAAAAAGATCTTCATTTTTCTTCTCTCCTCTTATTCGTTTGTATAGCTTTTCTAACCAACTGTCCCAGGCAAAGAAGAAGCTCTTGCTAATGTAGAAGCGCTTCCTCTCAGCTGGCCCGTCAAGGTTGCTTAGCATCCTTGCACACCTCATTCGGCAGGAACGCAGAGATAGCAGCATAGACCGCTACCATTGCTGTTGCTACCACATCTACCTGGGCGTCAGTCATACTAAAGAGACCTATGCCACATGCAATAGAAAGGATGCCTTTCCAGGTAGACACCTCACATAGCCGCGCTTTGATATAGCTCTTGAACATCTTACCACCTTCTCCTAGGTCCGATATCTATGTGTATAAACCGCTGCTTGATGTAGTAGTGATACCCACCACTCCAGCGACGCCCAAACGCTTCATCGATCATTAGAAGGGCTGGTTCGTCTACTGTATCGTTTGCTCTTAACACAGTAAAGTCTACCGCATAGCCCTTAGTGTGGAAGCTCTCCTTCGCTCCGCCAACGCGTTCGTTATACTCAGGACAGCGACATCCACTAAGCACTTGGATAGGCTGGTTGATAAAATCTCGGATAACCTGCAGGCGATTTACTATACGTTCGTCTATAATGTTGAAAGAGCAATGTTTGCACTTGAACTCTTCTCGCTTGAAGTTATCTGTCATATCTCGTAACTATCACTTGTGCGGAATAATCACGTTGCCTGTACGAACTGCTGTGCAGTCTGCACTATTACATTCGATCTCATGGTAGTGGTTATAGATCCTATCCCATATGTCTTTCATGTCTTCCTTCAAACCTAGAAGAATCATAATCATAACTGCTTGTAGAAAACTTACCAAGATGCCGACGATAGTGAGAACGTGAGTAGCTGTGATCGAGGTTTCAGGTTGCATCGACTAGGTCTCCATTGTTGTAGGTATGTCTACACAGAGCCCTATCTCCCTCGCACGCTGCTTTACTTCGTCTAGATCCTCTCGAGTCAGGTGGACAGATAGATTCTGTGTACGAACAGTTTTAACCGCTGCGTGCCCTGCACGATCGAGAATATCTGTAGCAGAGCGAAACTTAATGGCTTGGTTACCTTCTTCGAGAAGTTCCTCTAGCACCTCTAGTGCCTTCGGGGCGATCTCTTGAATACGCTTAGCAACGTCGATTGCGTCTACGTCCCTGGCTGCCCGCATGATAGATAACTGCCGCTTCACAACTGGGCTGTTTAGCGTATAGGATACCATCGCCTCTGTGACGCCTAGCTGCTCCGCTATATCTACCTGCTTCATCCCAGTGACAGCAAGCCGCATGATCTCCTGGTGGGAGTCCCAGACATTCTCCACCGTGAAGGTCTTCCGCTCGTCGCTATCTACTCTCCGCCCATCTGGTCTCATAAAGCGTTCCTCTCTCCTCTTGCCACCAGCGTATCATACGTTTACGTACTTGTCAAGAAAATACATTTACATGTTTGCTCTCGACTAGTTCCTCCAAATCGCTATGTTTAAAAAATGAACATAGTTCGCTTCGCTCGCATCTATAATTTGCTACCACGTACGAGCGCTAGCGAAGGCAATCTGTACGAATCCGTGTATTTTCGTGTAATTGAGATAGACCGATATATTGTACTAACGTCTTGCGTGCGTGCGAAGGTGATCGTTTCCCCGAGGGGCGGGGGGTGATCTTTTTGCTTGACAAATCTGATATTGTATGTTACCATGTAATCGAAAGTGAGGATGATCTTTGACATATCGGATGGCGATGCGTATGGCGTGTATATGCAGGTGCATGTATGGGGATATACGATGACGCAATGTTCTGAATGGTGGGATACCTGGTGTTATGAACAGCACCTACCCATGAGCGAAAAGGATTCGTGCCTTCTGTTCTGGCTATCACCTCATTACGAATATATGGAGGTGAAACCATGGATAGAAAAGTAACGATCTATTGCAAGACTCGGAAGTTCGATGGCGACGACGCCGTGACCACGAAGCTGACGCTGGATTATTCTGCATGTACGCAGGAAGACGTCTACGCAATGGCGGACGACAGCGCGGTTATCAAATGGCAGGCTGGAAGACGGCGCATGAAGGATGCACCTATTCCGAAAGAAGCGACCTATGTCGTGCCGAAGCCTGGAACAAAAAGCGTGGTTCAGCTCACGCCCTTTGAGCACCTGTGCGAGGTGTTCGGTAAGGATCGGATGCTGAAGCTCGTGAACGAAGCGGGTGGAGATATCGACGCTGTGGTGAAGAAGTTCACCGCTCTGGCGAAGGAAATGGGACTGGAATAAACAGAAACCGAGGTGATAGCTTGAATAGAGGGCGTGAATCTATGGAGGTGAGACATGGAAAAAGTTGCAGATACAGATCTCGGTACGTTTATTAGTAAGTATCCACACAACACAGATTGCAGTGACAAGTTTGGTCTGCTGATTAGCCTTGCATACAGAAAGGATAAAACAGGAAAGACCTTAGAAGAGTTCGTTGACTGGTGTATCAGTATGTACGGAGGAACAATCGCGGCAGCTATGATTGACTACCTAAATAATCACGAATAACCTATTCTTGCCCTCTATAGAAAGCATGAATCTTTTGTATGCGTGTATGTATGTATGTTTGTACATTTGTTGTACGGGGATATGTCTCCCGCCAATGGTGGATATGGGGGATAGAGAGTTATATAACATACTATTCTTCTATTAAAAAAAAAAATAAAAAAAGAAGAAGAGAATGTAAACTATAACCAATCCCAATCCCAATGGGAGACACATGGGTGAGAAACAAATGTACATGTGTACATGCGTACAATGTAGGCTTGTTTGCAACCTGCTTGACAACTAGCGGTTTTTGTGATATGATGGGGTTGTTAGATGGTGGATGATAACTATGTTCAAAAATTGAACAAAGGAGGTAACGTTATGTACTACATGCTAATCCACATGGATGAGGATGGCAGGCTCTGGACGGAGCTATACAGCAAGCAAGGAGCTGCAGAGGATGCCCTTCGAGCAAGCGGGCAAAGGGGATTGGTTATAGCAGAGCCAGGCTATGCAAAGTATACGAACTATGGTCTTGTTGAGGATCTTACTAATCATCGAAGCGAGCTATGATCAAAATTTGAACAAAGGAGGCATAACAGGGAAGGCAAGCGAGTGTACTTCTTCGGTACGGTACCTAAGCACTGTGACGTGTGTGAGAAGGAGATAGAACAGGACTTCGCAGATGCTAGGTTGAAGTGTGGCGCTTGGGCGTTTGTGTGTCTAGGTTGCTTGCAGAAGCATGGCAGAGGGCTAGGCACAGGTCTGGGGCAGAGGTATCAAAAAGCCCCTCATGGTTGGTTGGTTGAAGATAGAAGGATAGGAGGTGAGAGAATGAAACCTGCACGTTATCAGCACGACTGTGACCATTGTATCTACATTGGTCAGATAAACAACCTAGATGCGTACTACTGCCCGAATGATAGCGGAACCTGCTATATTCTACGCTATGGAGATGAAGGGTGTGAGTATGCAGCACGATCGGACTACCGTAATAAGGAATATACGGAGCTTGCCAAGACTATTGGCTTTAGCGAGAGCTTCTCTGCTGAGTGGATTGAGAGGTTCTTAAGAAGGTCAGTCTTGCTCAGGCTTCTCACTAGCACTCTTGCAGAATCTATGGAAGTGTCGGAGGTATAGCATGCACAAAACTATTCCAATCCAAGGACGCCTTTCTATCTGTTCGTTCGCCTCGCTCGTTAGGGCGTACGAACGAGAGGGCGTTCGATTGCACAGTAAGAGTGATGTGCTCTATCGTGCGGTCGAGCAGCTTTCTGCGCTATACGCAAGGAAGCATGAAGTAGAGCCTTTCGCAGACGTTCGAGAGGCGATAGAGTATCTCGAAGCTGTTGGGCTTTCTCTAGGCACGACAGAGAGGATGGCACTGCAGTTAAGGAAGGTAGAAGCAGACGCAGCATACTTTGCGGAAACGGGAGAGGAGATAGGAAGGCCTATAACCAAGAAGCAGCTCTCGCAGATGTCGCCAGAGGAGCTGCGAGCTGCTGCTGAGCGTGCTCTTGCAGCGATGCGAGCTAGCGAGGAGGAATAGATGCGCTTACGAATCTTGCTGATTGTGTTAGTAGTCTATCTACTCCTGGTGAGTACGATAGATAGCTCCACCTGGCAATATAGCGACTGCGGAGGGTTTCGCTCGTATGCAGAGCGTCTCAGCTACATGAAGCTCATGAAGAAGCATGGGCTTCTGAACGGACATGTGCAGGTTGTTTACTACGACGAGCAGAAGCATGTATGGTTCTACCGCAACAAGCAAGGTCAGCGATGCACCTTGCATTAATAAGCACTATGTTCAATTTATAAACATAGGGCGGAAAGGAGAATAGCTATGATTGCAGACATCTTGGTGTTGTTCGGTATCTTATTGGCGACCTTTGGTATGGGCTTCGTCTTCGGTGTACGCTATATGAAGACAGAGCGGAAAGTTGTGCTTCGTAGACTTCAAGCGATGTGCAGATAAAACACATGCCCTCGCTGGATGTGGTTGACAACTACGGCTTTTTGTGATACAATGGGTTTACAGAATAAGAAATGGGAGGTGGTTATGGAACCAGTAACAGGAACATGCGGAGCTTGTAAAAGCTACCGTCGTGCATCTCGACAATGTGATGTTACGCCTCAGTACGGTCGCTGCAGTGTGCATACGATGGTAGATAAGACGCCAACTGGGGAGCCGAGAGAAGAAACTAGGCGCCCCGCTATTCGGTTCGCTACAGACGGTTGTAGCGAATACAGAACGTAGGAGGTGAGAGATGGCTACGATGTGTAAGAGTTGTGTGTTCTATGATGATATGGATGAATTCTGCATGGCTCTTGAGGAGGGGATAGACATCATTACAGACGAAGAGTGTGACTGCTACGAACCGATTATGGAAGGAGGTGACGAGGCGTGAAAGTCTATTCGGTAGAAGAAATCCTGCGCTCTAACGAAGAGAAGAAGCTCAATGACTATCTGAACGATCTGGATAGACAGCGGGACGAAGAGCGGGAGAAGGAAGAAGCGACAGAGGGAGATGAGGACGATGAAGGACAATAGCGGTATCTGGCCAGCTATTTGTCTGTACCTCATCGTTCTGGCAATCTTATTAACCTTAACCATGTGTGAATGAGATCTTTTCAGTTCACCCCTTAGAGGAGTATGAAAGGAGAAAGTATCATGAAGACAGCAGATGAGAACAAGGTTAGAAACTTCTTAAAGGACGGGGACGCTATGTTCCTGCGTGCGTGTGAGAAGGTAGGCATCCCTCCTACCCGTCGACAAGCCAGCAAGTGGCTCGCTAAGCGAGGCAAGGCCTATAAAGAAGGGAGGGGCTAAACATGGATACAATAGAGAGCGAACTGCGTTCGTTGTTAAGTGACACCTTTAACAGGAGCAAGCTCCTTGTTATGCTGAAGGACATGCAAACAGAAACCGAGAAGCGAGAGGCTCGCAAGGCAGCCCGCACTCCCAAGGAAGCAATTCCTCCTGTTACCCGCTACACAGCTATCAAACGGAACTACACCTGCCATCACTGTGGGGCGAAGTTCTCTAGCGTAGTCCAACTATCCGCAAGCGAGAGCGTGCCATCTCTCAACGAACAAGGGAGAGCAATTATTATAACCTCGAATAGTCCCGCAGAGGTGGAGTGCTCAGTATACTACTGCAAACACTGTGAGAGCTTTATCTCTAGCCTGTCTCGAGAGGCTCTCGAAGCTCGCTACCTTTGGCTTCTAGGCCAATGCCCCCTACACTTTCACGCAAGCTATGTTCGAAATTTGAACATAGAGGAACACGTCAATCAGGAGATTCGACTTTAACCTAGCGAAAAGGAGGTGATAGACAAAATGCATTAGAACGAATAAAGTGCTTGACAACTAACAAAATATGTGGTATGGTGGGCTTCAACAATAACGGAACCTGACCGGAATCAGGAAATAAAAAGAGGAGGATTTAGTTATGACAGAAGTAACAGCAAAGGCACCGAAACTGGAGAAAGAAGCAACTGTTCTTGTGGACCTGGGAGAGAATGTGCAGGACGCCATCGCCCGCTTTGGGGAAGATGTAGTGTTCAGTAACTATCTCGCCAACGTGAAGATCGGCGTGCAGAGCGGCATCCGTCGCTATCTGGAAGCGGGACTTGCCGCAGATGCGATCCAGGAGAAGTTCGACTCCTTCAAACCTGGCGTCACGATGGATCGTGTCGTAGACCCGATCGCTGCTATGGCTGCGAAGCTGAGCAAGATGACGCCGGAAGAGCGGGAAGCGGCCTTCGCTCAGTTGCGTGCGAAGTTGGAAGGCTAACAACTAACTGTCGTCTAGGGAGAGCGACATTAAAGAAGTCTCCCTTTCTTTTTTACTTCCATAAAATGTGGGTTTTCGTAGGAGCGAGAATCTAGACTTTCTGGAAGTACTATAAACCAAGAGGAGGTGAGATGATGTTAGCAGAGGACTACAGCGAGAAGGGCCAGGCGTGGATAGGTTTCGCACAGCTCACGCTTAGGCATGTTGAGAACTATAGCGTACCACAGTATGGGCCAACACTTAGCGAGAACACAGATGTAACAAGCACAGAGGATTGTCTTAAGTATATCGCCAAGTATCTTCGTAGACACGGTAGCGATAGACGAGGCCGTATCGAGGAGCTTCGGGACCTGGTGAAGATTGCACACTTCGCCCAGTTCGCCTTCGATATGATGAAGCCTACGAAGGAAGAGATAGATGCGATCAGAGAGGGGAGGAGATAAAGATGAGTTTCGACAATGATCTTACAAAGCATCAAAAGCGTGTAGAAGCTACATTCGAGCACGAGCTCGACGACAAGCGAGAAAAGTTTATACAGGGACTATCCGATATGATCGAGAGTATCCTCGCAGAGAAGGTTGGTTCGCTAGAAGACCTTCCTAGCGACCCTGACACGTTTATCAAGGATATACGAGAAATGATTCTCTACATGTGGGAGGACTACCGATGAGCATCTGCGTATGAAGGAGCTACTACCAAGCATCATCTTCTTGCTTCTTGTGTGGGCGATATTACAGTGGGTTTTATAAGGGAGGTGAAAAATGTCAGTAAAACGTGATGCAGAGTTGCATAAGCTTTGCGAAGAGCTCAGGAAAGTTAAGTCTTTCATAGGCAGTATAGCCGAAGTATGGGAAGGAACCAGCTATATGCGAAATGACCAGGTGATTCGAGAACTTAAGAGGCAGGCTGACAATCTAAGGGCCATAAAAAAGTTCATGTCAAGTAGCGCAGATAAGTGTGGAGACCTTACTAAGAACGAAAAGAAAATACTTATGATTCTAGAAGCTCATGGCTATACAGAGGAAAAGGTATAACTAAGTAACCAACTAGTCTGATAACCCTGGCGAAAGCTGAAAGGAGTAAGGCGATGATAAGATATAATGGTACGTTCTATGTGCGCTATCCCAAGGATGACGATAGCGAAGATATGCTTAAAGAGCTTCTCGACTTAGAGATGTGGTTAAACGGGGAGATTGCAACTACAATCTACCAGAAAACAGGCTTCGCACCACGGTTCTATGTGGTTGAAAGCGACGACACTACAGCGGAATAATAGTGGAGGGAAAGCGATGAGTAAACGAGCTGGAATTATGTTATGTTATCCCTTTGAGGAAACTCGGCTTGCTAAGTGGCATCCACCTTATATCATTCAGCCTAAGTTGGATGGTGATAGGTGCAGAGCGATCATAGGTGTCGAAGGTGAAGTGGTTCTTCTCTCTAGCGAACAGCACACCTTCTTCAGCGTGCCTCATATCGAAGAGGCTCTAGCAAACATGCACCTAACGCACATCGAGCTAGATGGGGAACTCTACATCCATGGTGCTCCTCATAGCGAGATTCATAGCATCGTATCTCGTCGTGAGAACCTCCACCCAGACTATAAGCTTGCCGAGTTTCACATATTCGACATCGTGAACACTCACCTCCCACAGGTCGAAAGGACTCGGCAGCTTATAGCCTTATTTCCCAGACAGGTGAGAAACTTTGGACCTATCCATCTCGTACCAAGCCGTGTGGTCTATACGCTTGATGAGATAATGAAAGTCCAAGATGAGTATGCAGCTAGCGGCTATGAAGGCTTCGTTCTACGCCATGCGGACTATGTCTATACTCGACAGCGATCTACAGGCATGATGAAGTTTAAGCCTAGGAAGGAGGACATCTATGCTATCGTGGGGTATCAAGAAGAGGTCTCTATCGAAGGTAAACCCAAAGGTTCCCTTGGTGCTCTTATCTGTCAAGGCAACGACGGAACTCGCTTCAACGTCGGCTCTGGATCTCTCCTTACTAGAGAGAATCGAGAAAAGCTATGGCAAGAGCGAGAAGCCTTGGTGGGTAAGTGGGCTCGTGTCAGATATCAGCATCTAACAAGTGCGGCAGGGGTGCCTAGGTTTCCGGTGGTGGTAGAGGTTATCGAAAACGCTATGTTTAATTTTTGAACAAAGGAGGCGAGCATGGAAGCTATACATGTATCATCTACAGAGGGGTTGAAGAATGCGCTTGAGAAGACGAGTAAAGAAGGTAAGATACCTGTCTTTCTTATCAACGGTGTTCCCTTCGTTGCGGCTACTGAGGAGGACGCAGAGGGAGTTCTTGCGGACGGAGATGGGAACATTCTGTGCTTCGTTAAGATGCTAGAGCTGCTGGTAGCTGGAAATGCGTAGGCTATATAAAGGCCTCTTCAACTACCAAAGAGAGGTACATACGCTCTACTGTCACGCAGCTTCCTTTGCACAGGCGCATAAGTTCTTCATGCGACAGATGAGTGCTCTCTACCAACGTAACATTCAGCATATGGTAGCGTACTTCGACGGTAGCAAGGATAACTACGAAATAAAGGAGGAGGTGAGACAAATATGTTACTCGCAAAGAAGTTTAAGACTAAGCTGAAGCTGAACGTACACAAGATTGACCCGAACCTTTGCATCACGGAGTCGGTTCTCTATTGGCTCGAACAGCAGTGGACAGAGTTCCTAGAGCAACAAATTATTCCCAAGAAGCAAAAGCGTAGAGCTTGACAACTAACCAAAATTGTGATATATTGTTGCAATAAGACAAGGAGGAGACAAATGAAACTAGTTCCTCATGACACCTGGACGATCCATGATGCTACAAAGCTCCAATGCTACATGGACTGTCCTAGAAAGTATTTCTACGAATTCATCCTCGGTTGGCGACCAGACGCACCGAATATTCACCTCGAGTTCGGTAGCGCATGGCACCTGGCAATGGAGCACCTTATCCTAAACGGCTACAGCGATGCGTCTATCTTAGCAGCCTACGAGAAGTTTACCGACTATTACCGCAAGTTCTTCTCAGAGCTCCAGGACGACATGAACCATCCGAAGACACCCGCTATGGCTCTCAAAGGTCTGCTTGGCTATGTCCTTGAGTATCGACATGATAAGTTCACTCCACTCTACACCGAAGTCGCAGGCTCGGTTACGTTGAATGAGGAGCACACTCTCACATTTAAGATCGACTCTATTCTCGAAACTATCGACGGTATCAAGAGCCGTGAGCATAAGACAGGATCGCAACTATCCCGCCCTTGGATGGATCAGTGGATTCTTAAGATGCAAACGGGAGTCTATAATCATGTGCTCTTCTGCCTCTTCCCTCGAGAGCAGGTGTGGGGAGTAGAAATCAACGGAACTATCTTTAGTAAGAAAGACATCAAGTTCCAACGGGTGCCTGCTAGACGAACAGTAGAAGCCATGGAAGCTTGGTATTGGAATACTATCGACTGGTGCGACGCTATCACGCACGAGTTCCATCGCCTGGAGCGCTGCTCTGAGAACGATGCTACCATGCGAGCGTTCCCTATGAACACGGAGAATTGCACCAAGTACTTTGGGTGTACCTATCACGACTTCTGCATCGCTTGGGCTAATCCGCTCTCTCGCTGTGAGGAGGTTCCTATGGGTATGAAGGTAGAGTATTGGGATCCTCGTGTGGAGGAAGTAGACGCAAAGGCGATCTTTAGAATTCAGGAAAAGGAGGTGGTACAGGAAAGATGATAGAAACTGTTGAGCAGCAAGCAAGAAATATGCTTGAGAGGGCAGGCGTAGAATATGCTCAATCTTTGTCTGCATCTAGTCTAGCAGAAATAGGAAACCTAATAGTAGAGGTGTACAAACTCAGAAGAGAGAATGAACGTCTACAGGAGTGGAAGCGTAAATACAGTCAGGTAGTAGAAGCCTTCGAAACACTGAAAGACTTAATAAGAAAGGAGGATGGTGAAGATTGAAAGCGCAGGAACTACGTGACAGACTCGCAGCGGTGAGGAACTTCGACGTTAAGATAAACGATAACGTGAAGATAGAAGAGGTCGTAATAGATATCACCAATAACACGGTGTATCTATACACCCAACCTCTCGCTACGAAGCAAGAAGAGTTCAAGCGGCTGGAGGAGCCCACGGAAAAGAGTGAGCTAGATAAGTTACAAGAACTTATTGGACAGAAGGGAGGTAAGAAATAGTGCCAATAGACATCAAGAAAGAATTTGCAGATATCCAAGCTATGTATAGCTCTCAGGCGCAGCAGAGCACCTATAACGCTCTTGTCTACGGCGACTTCGGGACTGGTAAAACAGCTCTTATCCGCACAGGTAGACGACCTATCCACATCGACTCATTCGACCCTGGTGGAACGAAGACAATTCGGGATGAGATCAAGGAAGGCTGGATTCTAGCCGACACCCGATACGAGGTTGAAGATCCTATGAAACCCACCGCCTTTGAGCTGTGGGATAAGGAGTATGCTCGACGCAAGCGAGAGGGCTACTTCGACCACATCGGAACCTACATGATCGACTCCGCTACAACGTGGGCTAGCGCAGCTATGAACGTGATCCTTAAGAAAGCCGGACGCCTTGGTGGACCTCCATATCAGCAGGACTATCTCCCTGCTATGAGCATGATTGAGAACGCAATTAAGGACATGGTCACGCTTCCTTGCGACGTTATCCTCACGGCGCACCTGGACGTAGACAAGGACGAAGCAACAGGCCGTATGTTCGTAGGCCCCCTGTTCGTTGGTAAGCTCAAGCAGAGAATCCCTCTGTTGTTCGATGAGCTCTACTGTGCACAGGTAAAGAAATCCGCTGCAGGTGAGCAGTACACGCTTCTCACCAAGAGCGATGGAATCTTCAAGGCTCGCACGAGACTTGGGAAGGGAGGCATATATCAGGCGCAGGAAGAACCGAACATTAAGTTGTTGTTGAAGAAAGCGGGGTATAGTACAGAAGACAAACCATACTAACAAAACAAAACTAAACCAAACAAAAAAACTAAAACAAAAACAAAAGGAGAAAACACATGAGCTTTATTTTAGACGTCGACACTGAGAATGCACCCGAGTTCAAGACCCTTCCTTCCGGAACCGAGGTGGAACTGCGTATCGTAAATGCGGAGATGAAGAACGCCAAGACGAGTGGTGCGCCTATGTTCGCTATCCACTTCGACATTCCGAGCGAGCCTACGTCCAAGGACATCTATCACAACATCATGATGCCTACTGCACAGGATGATGAGAAGACCCGTGGACAGAAGTTGAACCGGCTGAAGGAGTTCAAGGCCTGCTTTGGGCTGCCTGCATCTGGCGCTATCGCTTCCGAGGAAATGGAAGGTGCTCGTGGTTGGGCTATCTTGAAGGAAGAAGAAGGCCTGAATGGTGACCTGCAGAACAGCGTTAAGAAGTTCGTAGTGGGTGCGTAATAACTAACATCGAACATAGCATGAAGTGGCGGAAGCTGTTGCGAGCGTTAGAAGCAACACGGGTAGACGCAGCGGTAATAGAAGGGTGATACCTGGTGGGCTCTGGTTACTAACTATTACTACGTAGGATAATAGCCCTTAATGCGTGTGGGTTCGAATCCCACCCATGCTATGTTCATTTTTTGAACAAAGGAGACCAACATGAGAACTATCTTTCTCCTCTCCATCGACAATGATCTTCTCTCTGAAATGAAAGAACACGTAAAAGAGGACGATCCGGAAACTGTAATCTATCTCGCTCTCTTAAAGGGCGGACCTCACTCGTATGATATAGACGCTAACATCACCAAGATCAGCGAGGTCGAGGTATGAGGCTGTCTAAGGATGATTACTATTTCAAGCTTGCATCTATTGTCCTCGAACGAGGAACCTGCCTTCGTCGGAACTACGGCGCCGTTATAGTTAAGAATGACCAAATAGTATCTACCGGCTACACCGGTTCCCCTCGTGGCGGAAAGAACTGCTGCGACGTAGGTGCGTGTACTCGATCTGTTCTCGCCATCCCTCAGGGTGAGCGATATGAGCTGTGCGAGAGCGTACATGCAGAGCTAAATGCTATCATCCATGCAGGTAGGGAGCGTTGTATAGATGCAACTATCTATGTCGTTGGTAAGGATATGTCTACGGGTGAACTAATCTCAACACCTCCCTGTGATATGTGTCGTAGAGCTATCATAAACGCAGGGATTGGAACGGTAAAGATACCTGAAAGGAAATGGAATGAGCGATAAGGAATATGTGAAAGTCCCTAGGGTCTCTATCGAGGTAACAGAAGAACTAGCCAGGCGGTTTGAAGATGCCATCCCTTGGGGTGTTCGTAGCAAGGTGATGGCTATTGTTATAGAAGACCTTCTCGATCTCATCGATAGAGAAGGGAACATAGTAACCGCGGCACTTCTGAATAGGGTTATTAAAGTAGATCACATTATAAAGTATGTTACAAAGAGAGAAGGTGATAATAGTGGAACTAGCTGATATCAAGAAGAGCCTCAGCGAGAGCACAGATGAAGAGTTGGTAGCGATGCTCTCTGGTATTCGCAATAGTAGGAGAACGCCCAAGGTAAATCCTACGAAACCTAAACCTGTCAGAGCGGCGCAGACTGCTAAGAGCGAACCGTCTCTGGATGCTCTGCTAAACGGAATGACTAAGGATCAGATTGCACAACTAATGCTCGCACTAGGAGGAGGAAAGTAGAATGTCAGAGGCTATGGTTAGTGATATAGTTTTGAAAGTTGTACCTACAGAGGCTATCATTGAGGGAGATCGCTTTCGGGAGGACTACGGAGACCTGAACGATCTCGTGCTTTCGTTTAAGAAGGAAGGCATAATCCAGCCACTCGCTGTTCGAGATAACAACGACGGGACCTATCTCCTTGCTGCAGGTGGACGTAGGTATAGAGCCGCTTGTAAGGCAGAGCTCCCTACTGTCCCTGTTCGTTGCTATCGGCACGATCTAACCGAGCTCGAGCTTCGGTCTATCGAGCTAATGGAGAACATCTGTCGGAAGGATATGGACTGGCTTGAGGCAGCGAAGTTGAAGAAGGAGATCCATGAACTGCAGGTTGCTATCTACGGTGAGAAGAAGTCTACCTCCCCTGATGCACCTGGCGTATCGAAGAGAACAACAGCGGAGCTCCTTGGTGTCTCCCCTGCTAAGCTTGTGACAGATATGAAACTTGCTGAGGCAGCTCAGGTATTTCCAGAGCTAGCGAAAGCAAAGACAGCAAGCGACGCTACCAAGATGTTGCAGAAGCTACAAGAGAACATAGTCCGTGGTGAACTCGCAAGGCGAATCGAAGAGCGGGCAGCAACGACTCCTATCGAACGTACTCACGAGAAGCTCCTGAACAGCTTCATGGTAGGTGACTTCTTCGAGGGCGTAAAGAACGTCCCTGACGGAGCTATCGACTTTGTGGAGCTTGATCCTCCATACGCTATCGACCTTAACAACCAGAAGCGAGATATGGATCCTACGAAGCAAGCTAACTATAACGAGATAGATCGTGATGCCTATGGTGGCTTCATGACTAGCGTTATCAAGCAGTGCTTTCGAGTTATGTCTGCGAATAGCTGGATGGTCCTCTGGCATGGAAGAGAGCATAGTAACATGATCCTCTCGATCCTCCAGAACTTCGACGAATTCACAGCTAACACCGACACGCTAGGCATCTGGTACAAAGGGAACGTTGGGCAGACTAACCAACCGAACCTATACCTCGCCAGTTGCTATGAGCAGTTCTTCTACATCCGCAAGGGAAACCCATCTATCGTTCGCCAAGGGCGCTCTAACGTCTTCAACTTCAAGCCTGTCCCTGCGTCGAGAAAGATTCATCCTACCGAGCGACCTATCGAGCTAATCCAAGACGTCATGCAGACCTTCTGTTGGGAAGGTGCACGTTGTCTTGTGCCGTTTGTAGGTAGCGGGAACTCCATCCTTGCAGCTAGTAACCTTGGCATCACTGCCTTTGGTTGGGACCTAGCGCAGGATCACAAGAACGGATATGTAGTGAGGGTCTCTGAAGGACGCCCTGGAAGCTATCAATCATACAAGGAGGCCACTAATGACCCTACCACCTAAAATCGTAATGGGGAGTGGGCCTATAGATGCTAAGATAGTTATGGTCGGTGAAGCTCCTGGGGCGGAGGAAGAACGCTTTGGGAAGCCCTTCGTAGGAACAAGTGGGGAGCATCTCACCAAGATCATGCATCAGGTAGGTATCTCCCGTGAGGAGGTCTATATCACCAACGTGGTGAAGGAACGACCTCCTGCGAATAACATAGAGCACTTCATCAAGTTCGACCGGAAGGGGACTCTTGCTACTGCTAAGTATAAGGAGTACGAGCAGTTCCTATACGACGAACTCGAAAGCACCAACGCTAATGTATATGTAGCTATCGGTGCTGTTGCTATGTATGCTCTCACCCGTAAGGACAAGATCACTAAGCGTCGTGGTTCTATTCTCCAAGGTGCTGTGAACGGGAAGTTGATTAAGGTAATCCCTATCATCCATCCCGCTAGTGCCCTGCGGAACTACGAGTTCTCCCACTTCATCCGCTTCGACCTAAAGCGTGTGAGGGAAGAGAGCGAGTTTCCTGAGATTCGTCTCCCCTCGAGGAACATGAAGCTCGGGCCTACGTTTATAGAGAGTATGGGATACCTACATAGCTGCTCTGAGGTTCCCCTGATAGGCTTCGATATCGAGGTGGTGAATGAGGAGATCTCCTGTATATCCTTCGCAAAGAATCCCTACGATGTGATATCTATTCCCTTCTACCACAACGGTCGAGACTACTTCACCATTGACCAGGAGATATCTATCTGGCGGGAAATAGCCCGCATCCTGGAGAACCCTAACATCGTGAAGGTAGGCCATAACATATCCTTCGATGCGACCTTTATCTTTATCAAGTACGGCATTCGTACTACGAACATGAAGGATACGATGATCGCAAGTAAGATTTGCTACCCTGACTTCCCTAAGGGCCTAGACTTCGTAACATCTATCTGCACAAAGGAACCGTACTATAAAGACGACGGAAAGAAGTGGTTCAAGTTTGGCGGCTCGATAGATGAGTTCTGGCTATATAACGCTAAGGACTCTGCGGTGTGTATAGAATCCCTTCCCGTCCTCGAGGCGGAAGCTCAGCTTCAAGGGAACGAAGCTACCGTTGAGCGACAGACTAGCATCCTTCCTGCGCTTGTCTATATGCAAGCGAGAGGTATCCAAGCGGATAAGGAAGGCATGCTTAAGGCATCGAAGGAATACGAGTATCGTGTGGCTGAGCTTCAGGAAGAACTAAACGCTCTCTGTGGCTACGCTATCAATCCCAGTAGTTCGAAGCAGCTGATAGATTATTTCTACAACAAGAAAGGCATCAAGCCCTATACCTCTCGCTCAACTGGAAACATAAGCGTAGATGCCATGGCTCTTAAGCGTCTCTCCAAGCGTGGCCTTCGGGAGGCGAGGATCATCCTCGAGATGCGACACATGCTGAAGATCAACGGTACCTACTTTGACATGGAGTTAGATGATGATAATAGGATTCGATGTAGCTTCGATCCTGTGGGAACTGAAAATGGCAGGTTGTCCAGCTCTAAGACTATTTTTGGAAAAGGAGGAAACATGCAGAACCTGCCCCCTGAGATGCTACGCTTCCTTACAGCAGACCCAGGATGCTTTCTCTATAACATTGACTTGTCCCAAGCCGAAAATAGAATCGTAGCCTATTGTGCACCTGAACCAAACATGATCGCTGCTTTCGAGAACAAGCAGGATATTCATAGGAAGACAGCAGGTCTTCTCTTCAACAAACTACCAGAGGAAATAAGTGATGAAAAAGGAAGTGCGAGTATTGGAGGTGGCCTTCTCTCAGAGAGAGATTGGGGAAAACGCAGTAACCACGGTCTCAATTATGATCTCTCATACCGAGCCGCTGCTCTTATCTGGGAAGTCCAAGACGCTGAAGCTAAATTCATCGTTGATAGATACCATGCTGTCTATCCAGGCGTTCGACAGTACCACGCATGGATTCGAGCTCAGCTTAGTAAAAACAGGACACTTATCAATTGCCTTGGACGTAGAAGATTCTTCACCGGTAGATGGGGAGACGATCTCTTTAAGGAAGCCTACGCTTTCATCCCTCAATCAACCGTAGCAGATATCATCAATATGAGGGGTCTTGCCTATGTTATGGATAATCCCTTGTTTCGAGGAGCTGAAATCCTGAACACTGTACATGATAGTATTGTTCTACAGATTAGTTATGCTGATGTACCAGTTCAAAAACATGCTGAGATTTTGAAGTATCTAATAACCAATATGCAGACTCCATTATCTTTCAGAGGTATGACCTTTCATATTCCTGCAGATGTACATGTAGGTCTAACACTAGATAAGAAAAAATTACAAGAGGTCCCAATTAATTCGTATGCTTCAGTGGACGACCTAGCAAAGGAGCTATCTCATATTCATCAGAAAGTATTAGCGATGAGTACAGCTAAAGATAGTACATATGTACCAGACTATATTATGGATGATGATTATGAATGAGAGAACGTTCCTTAAATTAATAAAAACTAGTGAAGGAATCATTATTCTGATATTCTGTGGGAGGTACATAGTGAACTCAAGGCTTGTAGGAAACTGGATAGAATCATATCTAGACTATACTCGCAAAAGCGAGCCTCCAATACTCTATAAAACATGGACAGCAATTTCTGTCATAGCAGCCTGTATGAGGAGGAAGTGTAAGCTCAAATGGGGGACGATAGACATATATCCGAACCTATATATTGTTCTAGTCGGACCTCCAGGACGTTGTAGAAAGGGAACAGCAATGAGTGTCGGAGAGAGCTTCTTAAGGGAGCTAGGGATAAAACTCTCATCGAGTTCAATCACTCGGGAAGCTCTCATCCACCAACTAAAAACGAGTAGCGACACGCATATAGATGCCAACGGGAAGATGTATCTACATAGCTCTCTAACCATCTTCAGCAAGGAACTAACCGTCTTTCTGGGCTACAACAACCAACAGCTAATGGCGGATCTAACCGACTGGTTCGACTGTGGCGATGTGTGGGAATATAGAACCAAGAACATGGGAACCGATGATATAACAGGAGTATGGGTGAACCTGATAGGTGCCACGACACCTGACTTGTTGAACTCTACGCTTCCGAAGGATGCTATTGGTGGTGGCTTAACTAGCCGAATGATCTTCGTATATGAACAAGACAAAGACCATACCGAAGTAGCACCGTTCCTTAACAAGAAGGAAATAAAGCTAGCGGAGGATCTCCTTGTCGACCTCGAGAAGATCGCAATGCTGCAAGGAGACTTCACCGCTTCGGAGGAGTATATAGAACGCTTCTCTTCTTGGTACGCCAAGGCTGATAGCACACCTCCTCCATTTGATGATTATAGATTCGCTCCCTATTTCGAACGTAAGCCTACGCATCTGTGGAAGCTATCTATGATCCTGAACGCTGCGAGAACTAGCTCCATGCACCTAGAGGCGGAGGACTTCGAAGCTGCCTTACATTTGCTAGAACGCACCGAGGTCCTAATGCGCTATACGTTCTCTGGCTACGGGAAGAATAGGGACGCTGATACACTTACACGCATTCTCGCTATTATCGGGAACAAGAAGAAGATATCTATCTCCGAGCTACAGCGTATCACCTACCTCGACGCAGACAGCAAGACGTTAGATAATATAATAACTACTATCACCAACATGGAGTACGTAACCATGTCCTTCGAGGGGCATGATAAGTACTTGGTATATAATGAGAATTATAAACGATAACTATGTTTAATTTTTGAACAAAGGAGCACACATGATAGTAAGCATTCTACGAGAAGCAGGCTACGTCGAGGCTATCTTAGGCCTCTCCCTCTCTTACGGCACGGACCTAGAGACCGCTAAGAAAACAGCGAAGAGACTCGCACCAAAAGATGGAGGGCATAATAAGTTCCTCGAGTCTATCTACCTCTGGTTCGATATAACTGCGCCTAGGTTCTGGTGGCAGGAGGCAGACACCTATCGCCTCAGCACCAAGCAGAGTGAGAGCACTATGCATACGATACAACGTAGATTTTTACAGCAGGATGATTTCGAATATCCTATTTGTACAGGAACCTTACATTCGGTTAATAGACTTATAGAGATATACCAAAAGACTACAGATGCAGATGATCTTTTGCAGATTAAGAACTTACTCCCTGAGGGCTTCCTCCAGAGGCGCATCTGGGTGATGAACTACAAAACGCTAAGGAACATCTTGCTACAAAGAAGTACGCACAGACTACCACAATGGCAGCAGTTCTGTGCGTACGTTAGATCGTCTGCTTCACACCCTGATCTTCTACCTACTGCAAATCCGTCTGATCAGGATACATTTCTAAAATTTCCGGTCTCCTAATAAGCTCTGTAGACAGAAGCCTTCGCATCTTCGGATCGCGCACTCTAAACTGAGCTGCGCGTCTGAGGGTGCCTAGCTTTATACCTAGTTCCTTTCGCTTCTGAAGTGTTTCCTCATCTATAGGCTCTCCATTAGCAACAGCTTCTAGGATATCATCTATAACCTTCGTTTTTTGATCAGCTATCTGCATACTCTTCTGCGTTAGGTTATACTCCGCAACACGGATTCTATTAAGCTCAATAGGCTCAGCACCTGCAACTGACTTCGTTACAAAGGTAGCCATGTTGTCTATGTGCCAGAGTCTTCTGCCTCTATCATCCTTCACCCAACCATCTTTATCAACCACCTGCTCGAACACATTAGCCCAGTGACGGAAGATAGGGAACACGCCCTTGATAGCTGCACTTGCTTCCTTAGCTCCGAAACCTTCGCCGTCTCGAATAGGTTCCCATACGTTCTTATGCAACGACATAAGATCCGATATTGTAGGTCCTAGCCAATCTCTCACACTCGAAGGAAACTGAAACGTAGCAGCAGCTGTGATATCCACTCCCATCAAGCCACCTATCCCTCGGCTAGCAACTGGGTGCTCTTTGTTCATCCAGTTCTCTAACTCCGTCCAGCCTCCGTACGCCCCAATAATAGGCAGCGACTTCGCTATCATCAACAAGCCTCTCGGCCCGCCTAACGCTACCTGCATCCCAATGTAGCGTGCGATCTCAGGACCTCGAAGGG